AATCGGATGGTTTCGTCTGGCGTATTGGGAGATTCCCGGCAAGCACGCTATCAGCTTTGAAATAAACTGGCGCACATGAATATTGACGAACTGTTTGAAATGGTAGACACCGATCTTGGGAAACCACTTCGGCGTGACATGACCGATTGGGAAGCCAGCCGCCTTCCTTCCCTGCTCGTGAAGTACCGTAAAATTCTCTATTACGAAAAGCTCGAACTGGAGCGCATGAAGAGCGCCATGATGCCTCTCCTGCGCTTCAAGAAGGAATACTACGGCGGCAAGTGCGACCCCGAAGTCTACAAGAAACATCCATTTGACATAAAGCTGGAAGGCAAGACAACCAAGATCAAAGCTAAAGATGGCGTCAACGTCCCTGAGATTATCAAGGACGAAATTTCGATGTACGTGGAAGCTGATCCTGATGTCATCAAAGCCAAAGAATTGGTCACGGCGCAGCAAGAAAAAGTTGACTTCGTGAAGGACCAGACGAACGAAATTAGCAAGCGTAGCTACAGCATAAGTAATATCATCAACACCCAAAGGTTCAAGGCTGGACTGGACAAACTAGGTGATACGATTGACCTGTCTGAGCCTGAAGACTAGGAGAAAGGACGTGGCAAAGAAAACAACGAAACAAGACGAAAATACGAAGAAAACCCCGAAGACGACGAAGAAAACCGAAGGCAACTTTTTTGACGACCTGTTGAAGAAAGTTGGTGTAGACATGCCGGTAGCGGCTGATGTTGACCTATACGACAACATCAAGTTTTATGACACTGGATCATATGCACTGAATGCCGCAATTTCAGGATCGACCAGCGGCGGCATTGCAAGCAAAGTAACAGCATTGGCTGGTGAAGAATCAACTGGCAAAACCTACATTGCTCTTCAAATCATCAAGAGCTTTTTGACCGCCCACGAAAAGGCGCACGCATTCATTTTCGACTCAGAAGATGATCCTTCAAAGGGCGTGGCAAGCCTCGTGGAACGTGACATCGACCCGAAGCGTGTTCACATCATGCGTGTGAAGACCATTCAGGAATTCCGCAACTCGATTATCCGAATTCTCAATGGCTACTTGGAAACACCAGCCGACAAACGTCTGCCGATGTTCATGTGCCTGGATTCTTTGGGTAATCTCTCTACTCACAAAGAAGTCACTACTATCGACAAGGAATTAGTAAACGACAAGGGCGAAGACGTAGCCGATATGACTCGTCCGAAGTTGATTCGTGGCTTGTTCCGTGTACTTTCCATTAAGTTGGGCGAAGCCGGTGTGCCGTTGCTTATCACAAACCATACTTACGACTCTCAGAACGCTTACGCTACACAGAAGGAAATGGCTGGCGGTGGTGGTTTGAAGTATGCAGCATCTACGATCATCTTCTTGTCGAAGAGCGCATACAAAGAAGGCGACGAAATTAACGCTAAGGAAAAGGGCCGGGAAGTCATCGGTGTAAAGCTGACTGCTTACATCGAAAAGAGTCGGTTCACCAAGAACGGAAAATCTATCCAATTGCTGCTTCACCATGAAAGTGGTCTGGATCGTTATTGGGGTTTGTTCGACTTGGGTCTGAAGCGTGAGTTGATTGTCAAGGACGGCAACTACTATACGTTCCCGGATGGACAGAAGGGAACCCGTAGGGAAATCGTCTACAGTCCCGCAAAATATTTCGATCCTAACGCAGCCGCTTTTGACGAATTGTGTCAGAAGGAATTTCGATTCGGTAAGGGCGAAATTACTCCACCTAACTTAGAGGACGAACCCGAAGAGGAAGCTGAAGAATCAGTGGAATCGGCGGAAAATTAAGTCCCTAAATATGAGTAATGACAAGATCCGAAGCAAGAGCTATTGGAGCAACGCAGTGTGAGGGACGACCATGCTATCGTTGCGGAACTACGAAAAAATGGTCTAACAACTCAAGCTGTGTAAAATGTCAATATGATAGGCAACACACACCGGAATACAAAAAGCAAGAGCGGACTCCCCGACGTAAAGCTCAAAAAAGAGCCATAAAAATCAAGTGTTTTTATGGTATCACCGAAGAGCAATACCAGGAATTGATGTCTACTCAGTCCGGTGTGTGTGCCATATGCAAACGTCCAAATGTTGCTGGCCGACGCTTAGGCGTAGATCATGACCATATCACAAATGCTGTGCGAGGTCTACTTTGCATCAATTGTAACTACGGGTTAGGTTATTTCAAAGACAACCCTGATCTGTTGATTGCAGCCATCAATTATCTAAAGGTGGCGGTATGAGCGAAGAAGTCAGAATCACAAAATTCGATGAATCGTACATTCAAATCCATGCAACTCGTGCAGTGTTAATGGAGTTGAGTGACCGTTTCTCTTTTACCGTGCCGAACGCCAATTTCTTAACGTCAGTCAAGAACAAATATTGGGACGGCAAGATTCGCCTATTGAATCTGAGGTCGGGAAAGCTGTATCTTGGTCTGCATACTCATGTGAAAGAATTCTGCGAAAAGAACGGATACGAGTGCATCTATGACGATCCAATTGACGTAGAAAATCCCTTCTCTGTGGACGAATTCAAGCGCATGATAGCGGCGCTCAAGCTCTCTACAATGACTGAGGAAGGCCGGGTAGCCATTGTACCGCACGACTACCAAGAGCAAGCTGTCATTCACGCTATCCAAGCTCGTCGCACGTTGTTATTGAGTCCTACTGCCAGCGGCAAGAGTCTCATGATCTACCTTTTGCTGCGCTACTACCTTGCCACCACAAAGGGCAAGGCTCTTATCATTGTTCCCACTTCAAATCTTGTCCAGCAGATGTACGAAGACTTTGGCGACTACTCTGCGAACATCACCTGGAATGTGGAAGACAATTGCCACATGATCTTTGATGGCAGCGACAAGTACACAGACAAGCGAGTGGTGATTTCCACGTGGCAAGCTCTGGCTGTGAAGGAACGTCTACCTAAAGAAATTTTGGGAGAGCTTCGTGAACAAGGCAAGACCGAGAGTCAAATCAAGGCCATCATCAAGAAGTACAACAAGACTGCTCCGTACATTTTGGACGAAGATTATTTCGTTGAATTTGATACGGTGTTTGGCGACGAATGCCATCTATTCGCATCGGAAGATCAGCAGGGCGGCGGCGAACTGATTGAGATCATGTCGAAGCTCTCCAATGCCAAGTACAGAATCGGCACCACCGGCACACTTCGTGACTCGAAAGTTCACCATCTGATTTTGGAAGGTATTTTTGGCGGCGTGTATCAGACGACCACCACAAAGGAAATGATGGACCGAAAGAAGGCCGCACAACTTTTCATCAAAGTTTTGGAGCTTCAGTACCCGCAAGAAGAGCGCAAGGCAATGCGGAAAAAGACCTACCAAGAAGAAATGGAATTTTTGATCGGTCACACGTCCAGGAGCAGATTCATTCGCAATCTGGCGCTATCTCTCCGTGGCAATACCCTTGTTCTGTTTGAGCGGGTCGAAAAGCACGGCAAGATCCTTCACAAAATGCTGGAAGAAAAAATTGCCGATGGCCGGAAGCTGTTCTTTGTTCACGGCGGCACAGATGCAGAAGACCGCAACCTCGTCCGCAAGATTACAGAAGGCGAAGTGGACGCTATCATTGTCGCCAGCTATGGAACTTTTTCTACCGGCGTCAACATTCGGAACATCGACAATCTCATCTTTGCTTCTCCTACCAAGGCAAAGGTCCGGGTTCTCCAATCCATCGGGCGTGGGCTGCGCCTATCCGCACGCAAAACAACAGTCACTCTCTTTGACATTGCGGACGATCTCTCTTGCTGGAACAAAGCCGGAACAGAGGTTCGTGACAACTACAGCTTACAACACCTAACGGAACGAGTTAACTACTATAATACGGAACAATTCGACTATAAGATGTACAAAATCCAACTTGAGGCCAACGAATCATGCTCCAAACCCCGAAGTATTTTGTCGGAGATGTAGTTCTAGTTTCCAATACGGCAATGACAGTTTCAGCTATAAGGTTTGGATTGCTTCATTGTGTGTGGTTCGACAAAGAACATCACTTACACAGAAGAGCTTTCGGGCCGGATCGAGTGCGGCCATTTAATTTCACGATCAATGTGCCGTCAAGTGTCATTGTGGGTATAAAGAAATGGAATTCGACCTAGAATCTTTAGCCGTCTTTAAGTTAGTGAATGGTGAAGTCATCATCTGTGAGATCGCTACAGAAGATGAATTGCAAGTTACTGTGCGGTATGCTATCCGGGCCGTCGAGATGTTTATGGGCGATGAGTTTGAGGTACGTTTCACACAGTGGATTCCGTTCACAGAGGACTTGATTGTCATCTCTAGGCACGGCATCATAGCCTTTGCGCCGCCGTCAGAAGACATGAAACAGATGTACCTAAATAGGATGGCTGAACTGGACGCAGAGGCACCACAACAGGATGTAGAAATTCCTCCATTTCGGCGGTCATGCCACAATCATGCATTCCAGCGCAAGCAATGACAACCAGACTTGACAGAATAGAAAAGTGTGGAACAATAAGGTAGATGGCGAATGCTCCCACGGGGAAAATTAGTGTCGCCATACTCCAAGAGAAAGGATGACTATAGAGAAGATCGACAAGAAAACGACAGTTCATTACGTAGACAATAAGGCGCTCTTTGAGGCGCTAGTAGTATGGCAGAAAGACACCCGCAGGGCGCATAGGAAGAAGCTCCCGAAGCCGCCATTACCCGATTTTGTTGCGGAATGTATGCTGAAAATGGCGAACCGGCTAAGTCAAAAAGCCGGGTTTGTCAATTACACATATCGTGAAGACATGGTTGGTGACGCTCTGGAAAGCTGTCTCCGATACATTCACAATTTCAATCCGGCGAAGAGTACGAATGCTTTCGCCTACATCACACAGATCATTCACAACGCCTTCATTCGTAGGATTCAAAAAGAACAGAAGCAGTTATATGTGAAGATGCGTATTGTAGATCAGGCGGATTTTGCCGACTCTTATGAGAAGCAGACCGGCGACGATGCCCACTACAATAACAACTACGTCACATATCTCCAGGAAAACAAGGGCGACGTAATCAGCAAGTTCGAGAACTGGAAGGAATCCAAGAAAACGAAGGCCAACGCCAAGAAGAAAAAGAAAGCAGGACTGTTTGAAGAGGACGAGGAAGTAGCGGTAGCTACCAAGAAGTAAGATGTCAGTACTCATTGAAGAGTGGGAAAGGAACGAAGAAGTAGTAGTCGAGAGACCGCATAGACCAGGACCAATTTTTAGGTCTCCTGAAGAAAATGGTCTACCGACTGTCTGGACTCAGCAGTGGCCGGTTGAAAGACCCCGGCGTCGGCCAGTTCCTACAGTACCGCCAGTTATTGTCGAAGATGGAGTAGAACCACCACTTACTTCTCCAGCTTGGGACGACCCGATCTTAATCTCACTTGTTAGACGAGCTATGCCTAACTTGATAGCTTACGACATATGTGGTGTCCAACCAATGACCGGGCCGACAGGACTCATCTTTGCTATGCGCTCCCGCTATGACTCAGGAAAACAGAGAAGGAAGAATCGTTATGAAGACGATAGAGACTCTTTATTCTAAGCTCTACGAACCAGAACAAACTCGATCTCTACCGGGTGTGAATCAAACAGCGAAGGGGTTGCCTTTGCTGGTGGCAACTCCTGAAGAGCGGCGTTCAGCTTTGGACGACATTGGTGTTCGTCGTCTATTGATCTACCTTGAAAAGATTATTGCGGAAGCATGTAGCTACACACTCTTTGAATTCAACGATGCGTTCACACGCCATGCCACTCGTGATCTATTAGACCCGGTGCTGGCCGATCTCGAAAAACGTGGTGCCATTTATGACTACGCCGTGATCTGTGACGAATCGAACAACACACCCGAAGTCATAGCCTCTAACGAGTTTGTGGCTGACATCTACATCAAACCTGTACCGGCATTGAAGTACATCCAACTCAATTTCATCGCTACAAAGACAGCGGTGGACTTTGATGAAACCACCTAGAAAGGACAATGAAGATCGCACTATTGACAGACACCCATTTTGGGCACAAAAATGACAACTTACAGTTTCACAACGCTTTCGTCAAGTTCTACGACGAAGTATTCTTCCCAACTCTACGAGAGAAGAACATAT